TTTTATCTAGCTTATCAAGCTTTAGGGCTATAGCTTCATCTACTGCTATTAGCCGCTGTTTTTCCTGCTCTGTGTATTCAAATATCATTTGTTATACCTCTTTTGTACTAGGTGTTAGGCCTTCTAATTTTTTTAGTGATTAATTCCGCATAGCCTGCTATAATAATAAGTGGCTATGCCTTTCGCTCTAGCGTGCGTTTGGTGTGCTGCTTGCAAGGCTGCTAGGTCGTATCCTAAAAGCCTTGCTTTTTATTGCTCATGTTTTGATGTAAAGCGGCCCATGCTTCATGTTATCGCCCCCTTTCTTTCTTATAGGCGTTTATAGCTGTTGTTCTACTTCCGCTAATGGTAATTATGAGAAGTAAAACAAGGTTAAACAGTTTTACGGCTTAGGCGGTCGGTTTGTTTTTGTACTGCAAGAAGTCTTTTAGGTCGGGTTCATTTACCCGCCATTGTTTGCCAATTTTTACGGCTCTTAGCTGCCCGCCTTTTATATAGTTGTAAATTGTTCTTCTTGTAACCTTCAGTATTTCGGTTAATTCCANGATCGTATATGCTCTTACTTCGTCCATTTATAGCCCCCTGCTTTCTGCGTGCTCTTTTAATAGTGCGTTTACATAGTCATTAAATGATGTGCCTTCGTCTGTTGCGATTGTCTTTATAGCTTCATGTACGCTAGGTTGTAATAGCAGCTGTACCCGTTTGCTTTTCGTTTCGATAAATGCGGGGTTAAGCTTGTAGCCTTCGGGCGCTTCGGGCTGTTGGTATATTTTTGTTTCGCCCGTTGTCATTACCTCTACTTGCCCTTCTAGTTCCTTTGCTGTGCCTTCATTTGCCTTTTCTATGCTTTCTTGGCTTATAAAGTTCATTGCGGGGTTTTTAAAGCTCTTTTTGCTCATGCTCTTTTATCCTTTCTTTTTGGGGTTCAACTCTTTAATTAAGGCCGTGTAATCTTTGGCGGCATTACTCTTAGGCGCATAAGTGAAGATGTCTAGGCGCATTGCCTGCGCTTCTTTTAAGCTTATATTTTCCCTTATCGGCGTTTTAAATACCTTTGTGCCTAACTCTTGGGCTATTGCTTCAAGGTTTGCTTTCATATCCTTGCTTAGTATTGTTCTTTGGTTGTAACGGGTTATTAAAATGCCCTTTATGGTTAAACTTGGGTTAGTGTATCTTTCTACGGCTTCTATAGCTTCATTTAGCAGCCCTATACCTTGTAGGCTGTGTATTTCTGCCTGCGCGGGTATTATTAAACTGTCTGCGGCCGTCAANGCATTGATAGTTAAAGCGCCTAATGCGGGTGGGGTATCAATAATAAAATAGTCGTACAAGGGCTTTAGCGGCTCTATAGCTTCTTTTAGCTTGTATTCTTTGCCCGTTCCTGTGATTGCTGTATCTGCGTTAGATAGTGCGGGGCTTGCTGCCAATAGGTCGCCTTGATCGGTTTTAATAACTGCGTCTAGGGCGCTTGCATTGCTTGTTAGTAGGTCGTATGTCGTTATTGTGGCTGCGTCTACGCCTAGATCATAAGTTAGGTTGCATTGGCTATCTAAATCAATAAAAAGCACCTTGTAGCCTTGAAGTCTTAGCCCTGCCCCTATCGCGTGCGCTGTAACGGTTTTNCCTACCCCGCCCCGCCTGTTTACCACTGCTATTATTTCTTTCATTTTATAGGCTTGCCCCCCTTTCTGTGTGTATGTTTGTATGAGCATATGCGCCTACATAGGCTAGTATGCTTCTATGGTTAGCTTTGTTTGAATATGCTGCTACTTATGGTTTCTTCGCATTGATTTTTTGCCCTGTCTAGGTTGTGGGCGTAAATTTGCGTTGTGCTTATATTGCTATGCCGTGCGAATTGTTGAACGTCCTGCAAGCTGTTACCACCTATAAGGGATAAAGTAACGGCCGTATGTCTTAGACTGTGGGCGGTTAATCTGTCTGAATTAAAGCCCGCATTAATTAGCCTTCTTTTTATTATTCCGCTAATGCTTCTAGTGCTTAGCCTTGCGCCTGCGCTGTTATTACTCAATGATGTAAAAAGGGCTTGCCCTTCTTTTAGTTCTTCTTTGGTCTGAATGTAATTTCTTAAAGCCGTTTCAACTACGGGAGTAACTTTTATATAGTCGGCTTTTTCTTCTTTGCCTTTGCCTTGAATGTATAATACCGTGCTGTTGCCTAACGCCCTTAGATCGTCAATATTAGCCCTGTATATTTCTATATTTCTTAGCCCGCCTGTTACCATGAGTGCCAATATTGCATAATCACGCTTGCCCGCTGTTGTGCTGCGGTNTATCTTTTCTAGTATCTGTTCCATTTGGTCGCTAGTTAAATAGTCTTTTTTATGCTCTTTGCTTATTGCTGCGCCTTTAACTCGCTTTGCAATGTTCGGGTATATTCCCGCCTGTTCTGTCCACTGAAAAAATAATCTAATAGCTACAATGTAGCTTTGTACGGTTGTAGCCTTGAAGTTTTCTTTTAACCAGCTGCGATAATTTAGAACGTCTTGCCTTGTCGGGTTCTGTATGCCTTCGTGGTGTAGATATTCCGCAAAGCGCTTTATATTGCCTATATAGCTTTGTACCGTTCTAGGTTTAGCGTCTATAAAGCCTTTAAATTGATCTATTAAAGCGCTGCTTAGTGGGTTTGTTTGGGCGGGGGTTATTCCGTGTTCAACTACTTCTATAGCGTTGTTTGAATACATTTATACGCCCCTTTCTGTGTGTATATGCCTATCAGTATATGCCCGTGCTTCTACTGATAAAATGATTATACNAGNTTCTTTTCATAAATACAAGCACTAATTTCATATAAAAGCATAAAGGCGGTTATGCAGCGTTGTTTAACTNATTGCCGCTAAAAATAAAGAAGCCCCCGCATACGCTCTATATTGCCGTTTACGGGGTTTTGTTGGTTAATTGATGTATTGGTATGCTTAGGCCTTAAAACGCCGCTGTGCGCCCTTCTGCGTTGTCGCTTTTCTGCTTTCTGTAGTTGGCCATGTAGTCCTTCATGTAATCGGGGTTGTTTTGTTCCCATTTCTTTCTTTTTTCCTTAGCGGCTTCTACTTTGCATACGGGGCTACAGTATTTAGCCCGCTGTGATGTGCTTGTAAACTTTTTACCGCATAGGCTGCAAGTCTTTTTATACTTCGTCACCTGCTGCCCCCTTTCGTTCTTTGTTTTCTATCTGATCTACTACCAGTTGTTCAAAGTTATCTAGGTGTATATCAATGCCGCCTACCATGTGCAGCCCTGTATAGTTAAATTCTCTTTCTGATTGTAATATTCGTTCTTTGTAAAGCCGCCAATATTCTAGCGTGTCGCCTTTTTCTGCGGCTAATTCCTGCTGCGCTTCTAGGTCGCCTGCCTTAGCTTTCTTGCGTAACTCTTTTAATTCCTCTTTGCGCTTTGCCTTTAACTCTGCGCTATTCTTTGCAGCTGCTGCGGCCTGCTCTGCCTGCCTGTACCTTTGTATTTCCCCTTGTTCTTCTTGCCGCCTTGCNCTCATTTTTAAGCGCTGCTTGCCTTTATAGTCGGTGGCTGTTTCCCACTCTTTACGGGCTTGATTAGCGCCTATTGCTCTGCACTTAGGGCTACAGTATTTTGTTCTAGGTGCTGGGGCGGTGAAGCTTTGGCCGCATATTGCGCATATAACGGTACGGCCTGCCATATAAGCCCCCCTTTCTAAAATTTAATATATGTATGTGTATAACTGTATAAGTTTAACACGTGAATATTTGTACAGTGACGGCGGGAAGGTCGGAAGCAGGGAGGGGGAGGGGGGTATGCCCCCCTGTTGGTAGTGCGTACGTTTAGTTAATTCTGCTTTGTAAAAATTATTCTTCATGTATTAGCCTTTAAAAATAAAAATCTAAAAAATAAAATTAATTACTCGTATCTTTCTACATATACTTTTTTGTTCCAATCAAGCGGTATAAGCTGTTCTATTCCCTCTAGTTCCATGCCGAACACTCGCCACTCTTTACCAAAGAAAATTACTTTTTGTTCTTCCCACTCATGCGTATCACCTTTAGGAATTGCCAAAGTATAAACGGCTTTCCTGCCTGTTAGGTTTAGCCTGTCTAGTACTTCTTGGCTTCTTGTTGGTGTTACTAATACATTGTCTACATGCGCTTCTACCCAATCATAGATAGGTGCCCCAAAGGGATCCTTGCCTATCTCCTGCTTTTGTAATAGCGTTACTGTAATACCTTTAATCCTGCCCATGTTCTACCTCCCCCTTCTATTTATAGGGGCTTTTTATGTATAGCCCCGGCTATTTCTTTAACGGTTCTAAACGGCTTGCAGCTAATACTATTCTTTTCCCAATATCCAATTCAATAATATATCTTTTATCTAAATTATACTGGATCTGGC